ACCACGTTCTGAGCAGGATCTTTAGGGAGTGGCTCCCGTTTGCGATACTGAGCGACCAGATTCCAGGGGCATCGATCACCCAAGTCGATACGATCTTGGAGAACACGGAATGGGCTCCGCGCGGGTTCCCGTACGTTGATCCGACGAAAGAGATGCAGTCAGCGCTCAACGGTATCGACGGTGGGTTGACATCGCGACGCAGAGAATTAGCCGAGCAAGGTATCGATTACGAGGAGTTTCTCGACGAGCTTGAACGTGACAAAGAACTTGAGAAAGAACACGAGCTAATCTTTTCGAACCCGGCGAATAAGAACACGCTTGTTGTGCCGACCAGCCAAGATCCGGACAGTGAGGGCTCGCCCGATCAGAATAACCCGCCAGAACCGGCGCCGCAGCCAGTTGTGGCGGGGCCGACGCCGACGAAGAAACCTAAGCCCGCAAAGTAGTTCTACTTGTAAATGCCCGTACCGACGCCAAGCAAGGACGAGAGCCAAAGCGATTTCATGGAACGCTGTATGCATGAAGTGAGCAAAAACAAAGACAGAACGAACAAGCAGAATGTCGCGATTTGTCTGAGTCAGTGGCGCGACAGCAAGAAAACGCTCGAATTGCCAGCGCTGTACCGCAGCGCACAGATCAAAAGTGGTGCGCTCGACGTCGAGAAACGCACGGTTTCTTTCAGCTTTTCAAGCACGACTCCTGTGCGGCGCATGATCGCTGGTCGCGCGTTCAGGGAAGTTTTGAGTCACGAGGTCGGCTCGATCGACAGCGAGCGCTTGAATCGCGGCGTTGTGCCGCTGCTCTGGAATCACAACTGGGATCACCAGATCGGCCGCGTTATCGACTGGGGTATTGTCAACGGCAAGGGCGTCGCGACAGCAGTCTTCAGCTCAAACCAAGCTGGTGAAGAGGCCCTTCGCGACATCAAGGACGGTATCAAGGGCTCGATCAGCGTCGGTTACATCCCGCGCCAGGTGCGAATGCTCAAACGCGAGGTCGTAACAGAGGAGAAGGAAAATGGCACTGACGACACAAAACGCGGGCGTGACGATCCAGACGACGATCTCGACGATCCAGATGATCTCTTTGATCAGGACGACGACGACGATGACGACGAGGACGACGACGAGGACGACGACGACACTTTTGAAGTCGTGCGCTGGGAGCCGATCGAGATAAGTCTCGTAAGCGTGCCGGCAGACATGACAGTAGGCGTCGGGCGCGCAAGCGCAGAAATGTACGAGGTCCGTGTGCTCGAATTGCCTGACGAAGTCGCGCAAGTCTCGGAAGTAAATCTTAGTGAGAACCAAACTATTATGGCTGAATCCGCAACTCCAACCCCACCGGCTGCGCCGCCAGTGACCGTCGAAGTCAAAAAAGAGGACATGACTCAGGTCCGCGAAGCTGAGATTCTTCGCATTCGCGAGATTCAGTCATACGGCGAACAGTTCAAAGCTCAAGACGAAGCACAGGACTTTATCCGCAGCGGCAAAAGCGTCCCAGAATTCCAGACTTACATTCTGAGAGAGAAAGCGAAAAACGTACGGCCGCTCACCACCGTCGATCCGAGTCTCGGAGTAGCTATCAAAGATCAAAAGCGCTACTCGATTACGCGCGCAATCAACGCCCAGATCAAAGCGATGCGCGGCCAAGGACGTTTCGATGGGCTCGAAGCTGAGGTAAGCGCTGAGCTCGCGCGAGTGCATCAGCACGAACCAACAGGATTTTACGTACCAGACTGGTTTCTCACTCGTGACTTGACTGTCACTGTGCCGCCTCAGCCCCAAAGCGGTGGTGTCACGATACAGACAAGCGTCGAGCCGTCCCTCATCCCGCTGCTCCGAAACCGCACCGCTGTTTTGCAAGCCGGTGCTCGATACATGTCAGGCTTGCAAGGCAACCTCTTGATGCCCCGGCAGTACGCTCCGAGCACGATCTCGTGGAACACGGAAATTGCCGCAGTCACCGAGAGTGACTTAGCGATGGATTCAGTGACTCTAAGCCCGAACCGATGCGGTGGCTGGTGCAACTATTCGAAGCAACTACTGGCCCAAAGCTCACTCGATATCGACAACGTTGTTCGTGACGATATGGTGCAAGTTATTCAGATCGCGCTCGACGCGGTCGCGATCACGGGCACGGGCACAAATCAGCCAACTGGAATTTTAAACACGGTCGCGAACGCGCCAGGGACCGCGGGACCAAGCTATGCGTACTCGAAGACAGCTCCGAGCGTCATTTTTGGCCCATCAGGCTACCCGACCTGGGCGCAAGTTATCGCGTTCGAGGCGCGCGTCGAGGCTGGTAACCAGATCCTGGACGAGTCAGCATGTTATCTGACGACTCCGAGCGTCAAAGGCACATGGAAATCGCTCGCAAAAAATGACCCGCGCAATACGAGCGGCCCCTACTACCCGATGTTCTTCTGGGAGGGCGGTATCCAAGGCACGATCAATGGTTATCGCGCGATCGCGACAAACCAGATCCCTGGCGATAAAGTCATCTTCGGCAAATGGAACGAGCTGATGATTGGCCAGTGGGCCGGGCTCGATATCGTCGTTGATATCTACAGCTTAGCGACGCAGGCGGAAATCAGAGTGATCACGAACATGTTTGCCGATGTAAAATATCGGTATGCGTCCGCATTCTGTTACAGTACAAACTCAGGAATCACCGGTATGTCGCTCAGTGGAACGCGAGAAAGCGACCCGCAGCCGGGCGACAAAGACTTCCAGCTCGGCGACAAAGCGAAAGAGCTCGACGCGCTGCACGAGCGCGAAAAAGCGGCAAGACATCGTTAGCGCGATCGTCGCTGACCGCCTCAGTGACCAAGTTGCCACGAGATGAGCACGATCACAGAGGTCACCGACAACTTCAGCTCAGTTGGAGATGGGGCTCTCGAGTTAGCGCTGTCGATCGACGGCGACACAAAGCAGTTCGCGTTTAGCGACGGTTCAGGCGTGCCCCAGAATTCGCTCACAGGCGCGAACAAGATTATTGTCACGATGCGCTGTCTCTGGGACACGAACAAAGAGGCGCGTATCGTCAGAACGCATTCGCACGGCACGAATTACGTCTTGTGGAACGCTGCAATCACGACCGTATTCCACGCGCGGGACGTCCCACTGCAGGCGCTGCTTTCGGCAAACGCGTATATCGACGTTGATGGGGTGCAATACCGCATCGACACGGCAGAGCTTGAAAACAACTTTTGGACAGTCGATTTACAGGTATTCCGCTCACGATGATTGAAATTGAACTGCCCGATCTAAAGGCCGCAACCCAGCAGCTCGAAGCTGAGCCAGAGCTAGCTGACTGGGCAATTACGCGCACGCTGAACGATGTTGCGCGCTCGGGCAAGGCGGCCGCCACGGAATTCATTTTCACGCGCTATTATTTCGAGACGCAGGGCCCTGTTCAACGCGGGATCCAAACGCTAAACACAACTTCACCGCACAACCCGGCTATCATCCGGTTTACGGGCACGCGATTTCCAGTGAAAATGTTCCTACCGACGCAAACAAGCGTTGGCGTGGACATCATGGAGATCCGTGGCCAGCACAGCACGATCGCGCAAGCTTTTGGGGCCGTGATGCAATACGGATTTGGGATATTTCGGAGGCAACCAGACGTGCCGCGCTACCCCGTGCGAAGCATCACGGGGCTCTCGATCGCGAACATGGCTCGCGAGTCGACCGAGATTATGCCCGAAATGACCAAACACATTAACGACCAGCTTGCGAAGCGCCTGAAGTTCTGGGTCGGCGAGGCGCAAGCTGGCAACCGCGCCAAGTACGAGCGACGAAAATGAGAGCAATTCTGATCTTGCTGCTGTTTCTACAGGCGTGCGCCGAGACCAAGATCGAGATTAACCCCGAGCGCAACATCGACATCGAGAAAACGCGCCAAACACAGAGGGTCGTCCATTGAGCGAGACAGGATTTTGGGCAACGCCGCTCGATTTAGAACGTTGCTTGACTGCGTCGATCAGCGAGTGGGTCACGGATTATCGGCTCAAATCGCCGATAGACCGGGGTGCGGTTCCGGTTCCTATTCAAGTGGTGCAAGGGTTCGTTCCATCGTACTACGCAGGTCCACAGAGCCCAGAACAGGACAAGGCACCATGCATCGCGGTACGAGCGACCCAAGGCTACTACCAAAAAGCTTATGGTCGCTGCGAATGCAACATCATGATCATGACGTGGGACGATGACGTTTCGCGTCAGGGGTACATGGACGTCTCGAACCTGATGACAAGGATCGCGCATCACTTGCTGTATTTCGTCAAGATAGGCAACTTCGTGCTGAGCGACGATCCTATACACTTCATGGAGGTCGTCGATAGTTTTAAGGATTTTTTTCCTTACTTCGTGGGCGGTGTTTCGTGTCAGTTCATCTTGCGATCGAGCTCGCCGCCGCCGCTGATGGCGTCGCTTGGCGTTGTCGTCAAGCAGCCTGCGGTCGGGATCGAGGGCGGACAGACTGGCTGGGTCGACATCTCAACGCCCGCTGCTGACATCAACGTCCCACCAGAGTCGCCCGACGAAGCATAGCGCACGCGGAAAGTAAATCTTAGTGATGAGCGCCGTTGAGCAGGTCATTTACACGGGACCGAATCGACCCGATCTAGGGTTGCCACATAATCGAATTTTCCTGAACAGACACGAGATCACCTCTCAGGCCGCTGAGCTGATGAAAACCGACTCAGCATTCGCCAACTTTTTCGAGGATCTCGCGAAGTTCCAGCAGAAACCGCCGCCCGGCTCGAACGCTTTCGCGCAAGCAAAGATCGCCCAGCAACCGCGCGTCGGACGCACGCTTGTTCACCCGCCACTACGCCGCCACAGATAATCTATGAGCCAGCAAAACCCAAGAGGCGTCATCGCCAAAGATTTACTCGACACGGTCGTCCCTGTTATCGAAGCGAATGCGGCTTCGATTTGGGCGGTTGGCGCCCTCCCAGTGCATAGCGTGCCAGGCTTTTCGTGGAGCGCGAGCGGCTATTTGAGCGTCGTCAACGTCAACGTGCGTTGCGATAGCGGCCCTGACTGGATGACGTCATTAGGCTATTCGAGCAATTGGACCGTTGGCACAGGGTATCCTGTCTGCCAGTTGTACGACTATTCTTTCATCGAGAATAACGCGAGCCCGCTTGTCATCTGCAACGTGTTCGAACCGTACTCGATGTCGACCCCGGTCAGCCTGTCGAACCAAGTGCCTAATGCACAGCTACAGATTGTCGTTAATCAAGAGGTGATCTTGGCGTCACTCGTCGTCAAAGGCGCGTCGAACAGAGTTTATGTCGCAGGAACCGACTACTCGTACACCTACAACGATACGACGCTGCAATCGGGCACGATCCAGATCTTTTCATCGTCGCAAGCCGCGACCGAGTCGAGCTTTACGGTCACGTTCTCGAAACCGAACCTGTCGAACATCACTGCGTCGACGATCATCGGTGGTTACGACAGCAAAGGCAACGCGCTCGGACTGTCGAATATTCAACATTGCTACACTGATACGGGCGTCGTGCCGGCGCAGTGCGTAACGCCTGGCTATGGCTCAAATCCGCTCGTGTTCTCAGCCGCTAATTCGCAAGTGCAGGCGATCAGCAATTCGCAATTCAGAGCTGTTTACGTGTGCGATATCGACACCACAGCGGTGACGAATTGGACGCAGATTTTCAGCTGGAAGAACAGCAACAACTTCGTCAGCGCGTTCGCAATCGCAGGCTGGCCGAAAGTGCAGCTCGGCCCAAACACCTATGATTTCTCAACCGTATACGCGGTCGCGCAAAACGTCACCACGAGCCAGTTCGGGAACATCCCGTACGCTGTCCCGTCGAACAAACATAACGTCGGAATCACTGGTATCTGTCTCGCAAACGGAACCCCGGTTCGCATGGACCTTGGCACAGCGAACAGCATCGAGAATTACGGTGTGGTTACTGCCGTCAACGATACTGGGTGGACGCTCCTTGGTGATTTCACGACTGACTACCCTCTAAGCACGCAGATTCCGCAAATGTGGACGAACGAGAGACACATGTTCAATTTCTTGGGCAACACGCTTTCGTTGACGCTCAAGCAGTTCATTGATGATCCGGGGAATCAAAGATATCTGGCGCTCATCGGAGAGACGATCCAGCAGTACTTGAACCATCTCGTAGTCGTTCAAGCGGCGAACACGGCGCGCGTCATGTTCGACCCCGCGAAGAACCTGATCACGAACATCGAGATCGGGCAGTACACCTACACGATACTCTGGACTCCGCCGACCCCGATCAGAACACTGATTGTCGAGCAGAGCTACGACGTGAACGGTCTTTCGACCTGGGTCTCCCAGATCACCATCCCGAGTATTTCTTAACAAATGCCAGTCTATCCTTACAGCGTCAAAAATTTCAACGTCTACGGCCCGGGCGGAGTCGAGATCTCAACGAGCGACATCACGCTGCCGCATTTACAATGGGTTAAGGACACGGTCAGAGGTGCGTCGTGGGCGGGCGAGAGCAACTTAGGCATCGAAGGCAACGCTCAACCGATGGAGTGCCAGATTACTTTTCACACGACGAATCCGTACGCGCTTGGGCTATTCACCGGTGGTGGTCAGCGTTTGCGCTGTCTGAGCTCGATCTACGGCGTCGATACCTCGAGTGGCAAGATCAACGAAGAGCCTGAGGAGATCATCATGACCTGTTTTACGCAGGGGTTCAATCTAGGGAAGCGGGAAACCTCGGCGAAGGGCGGCGTCGTCGTTGCGTTCGATGTCATCTACTTGGCATTGCTTTGGGGCGGGACTAAATGGTGGGAAATCGACCAGGCGGCGAACGTGTGCATCATCAACGGCGTTGACATTAACTCAGTAACGAGAGCAAATACTTGACCCCTACTTTTT